TAGAAGGTGATAAAATTGTAGCTTCTTGGTGTGGTAGATATGATGATATAAATAAAACACATTATCAATTAGAGTTAATTATAGAATGGTATAATGCTTGGACATTAGTTGAAAATAATATATCTCTTTTTATTCAACATATGATTGCTAGAAAAAAACAAAAGTATTTAGTACCTAAACAACAGATAGTATTCTTAAAAGATCTTGGATCTAATAATAATGTATTTCAAGAATATGGATGGAAGAATACAGGTACCTTATTTAAAAATCATCTTGTATCCTATGCTATTGAGTTCATTAGAGAAGAGATAGATCAAGAGACAGATGAAGGTGGTAATATATTAAAAACTAAGTTAGGTGTTGAAAGAATTCCTGATAAAATGTTACTAACTGAAATGCGTCAATATTTTCCAGGATTAAATGTGGATAGACTTGTAGCATTTTCTGCATTAATAGCTTTTGCAAAGCTTCAACAAGCTAATAGAGGTTATTTAAAGCGCAAAGAAGAGGATATGTCTAAAGATAACTTGGAAAAATCACAAAAAATGTATAAATTATCTAGTAGGCCTTTTAAAAATCTAGGTAAACGTGCAAAGTTATTTGAAAAGAAAAAAAGAAAGTCTCCATTTAAAAATATTAAATAAATGAAAAGTTATTGGACAACCGCATCAACAGGATATAATTCATCTTGATACTGACATCCATCAGAACCTCTTGTGATTATTA